TTATTTGCGGGCAATGTGGCCGCAGATTCGGCCGATAATGGTCAATCGATCCAATTCGACGGTAAAGGTTTCCAGTGCCGGATTGTCGGAGATGATCTTGACTTGGCCCGGTTGTGTAAAGGGAACCCGCTGTAGGCGTTTGATCTGCGGCTCCGTATAGCCGTCGCTGATGGCGTAGACGGTATCGGTGGTCATCTGATTCTGGGAGAGGTCAACGATGACGCGATCGCCCGGCATATAGGTCGGCTGCATGGAATCGCCGACCACTTCCATGATGATCGTGTGGTTCGGCGATGCCTTTGCCTCGTTTCGAAGGTAGCCGGTGGGAATCAGCCATTCCGCGACGATCTTATGCCCGGCGACATTGCCGGAGCCGACAGGAAGATTGATGACTTCGCCAACGATGCCGCTGCCGGCGCCGAGTTTGACGTCCACCTCCGGCGTTGCGCCTTCAATCTGCGGTTTCCAGTGCTCGCGGCTGTAGCTGAGTTCGTCGCCACTCTCGGCAAATCCGTCCTGGTCTTGCTCGTCGGGGTCGAATGACATGACGATGTTCGGGGTCGGGCGGGGTGTTTTGCGCAGGCCCTCACCTGTCAGCAGATAGGCCGCCGTCGTGCCGAATTTCTTGGCATAGCGATTGGCGACATCGGCGCTGAATTCGTTCTGACCGTTTTCGTGCGCGCGATAGGTGGACAAGCTCACCCCCAGCGCTTCGGCCGCCTTTGTGGCTGATGGATAATTTGCGGCTTCGCGTGCCGCTCTCAGTCGTTCGCCCATGGATTTCTGCATCTCTCGACCCTTGCAAAATTTCCGACATAAATCATGTTGACATAATCATTATTATCAACATAATTCATGTCTATCAAGATGCCGGTGGCGCGATCCGTAATTTGATGGATGGGCAGGCTATCGCTGCACACGACGGGTAATGTTTTTAGGGGTGAAGATATGATCACAAGCAGCAGAAGCAGGAGGGCAGCTTTTCAGGCTGGGTATTTCGATCGCTTCTGGGGATGTCCCGGTTGTTTTCGAACCTTATCGATCGCCGAAATTATCGAGCTGCATTGTGAGGATTGTGATGCAGCCATCGAGCCGATGGAGATGGTTGAAGGGAAATGCGCCATGCAGGAGATGCTGCCATGAGCGAGATGTTTCAGGGCTTTTTCGCTTGCATCGGTGCAGCGTTATTTTTCGGTACCGTCGTGACCGCATTAAAAGCGGTCGTTTGGAGATCACCATGGCCATCTCACGAGGATGACGATTCCGGTGCTCCCGAGGGAGATCAACTTCACTTCCGCATTGTCGACGATCCGCGCTCGAGCCGAGAGACGCCGGCCCGGCCAAGGATTCCTCGCAGACTATAGCGAACGCTGAAACGCTAAAGAGCCAACAAACAGAAACCCTACAGATAGACCTGGCCCAGGCCGGCCGGGGGAGGTTGTCATGAACGAATTTCAAATCGGAACAGAAGCTGTTGCCGGCGGCCATCTCGGCTGGATTCGCAAGGTTCACCGGGCGACAAACGAGATCCTTCGGGATAATCGGGGCGAGCCGATTGTCTTTGCAACGCAGGATGCGGCAAAGGCTGCAGCCGGCGAGGCGATGGTTGCCTATCTCAATACGCCGATGCTGCGCGATGGGGCGCGGGTGGAAGCAATTTCCAAGGCGGAAGCCTTCTTCAAGCTCAAATCAGCCAATGCTGCTGGTGCCGCCGTGTGATCCGTCTGTCAGATGGAGAGGACATCAAACTCTCCGAAGAAAGGAGTTGAACCGCCATGAGCAAGGGCAGGCTAGACCTTCTTCTTGATGGGCTCGGGATCAAACTGGTTCCGGTCCATCGCCGCCGTGCGCCCGCTGAGAGCCATGCGCGCGGCACCATGCAGGAAATCCGAGGTCGCTACGGCGATGGCCATCTCGTCTTCGTTCTGCGTTGCATCCGGCAGACTGGGAGTAATCGCGATGAGCTTTGGTCTGACACGATCGGCGCGGTGTCCGATGTTCTGGCACAGCGCCAGGATTGGGCGCTGCAGCGCCCAGGCGACCTGCTGAGTGCCTTCGACGAGATCGTGCTCGCCACATTGCGCACGGATGCCGTGGCGCGACGGCCTTGGCCCGTTCGGGCGACATTGCGAACGTTAATCTATCGCGAATTGGAGAAACGACTTGATGCACCCGTCAGCCTTGCAGTTTGACGAACTGTCCCGTCGTGCGGCCGAAATCGCCGATTTGAGCCTGATCATTCGTGCCCGCTTCGTTGAGGCTGCGGACACCATGGTTCATCTCGATGTACGCGGCGTGCGTCCCGACAGGATGAGGACGCTATGGCCCGAGGTTCTGCCAGAGCCGACGGATCACGCCGATATCCGCATTCGATATCGCCCAAGTGCTGCGGCAATTAGCCGGGCAGAGGAAGTCCTGCAGGAATGGCTGCGTGTTCGTGTCCAGGATGAGGAGCGGCGCATTCTGCTTTCACGCTGGTCCCTTTGTCTTGCGGCGCCCTATATCGCCGGCTCTTTCCGAGATTTCTGCGCCCAAACGGCGCGCGTACGGCGCACAGCGGAACGACGCATTCAGAGCGAGTTCCAGAATCTTGCCAGGGCGCTTTTCGCCGTTTCGCCGATGCTGCAGGAGCCGGATTGGTCGCGCATATCGCCGATGATGCCGAATGCGCCCGGCGGCTTCGATCGGACAAAATCCCCGGCGCCCAAGCATGAAACACATTGGCTGCCGGATGACGCACGGCCCGTTTTCGATGCGGCAAGCCCCGAACTTGCCGAACTGGCCAAACAGCTGGAGCGCGGGAACCGCAGACGTGCCAAGATGAGAGCCTAGAGCATTTCCGTTCTAAGCGGAGTCATGGAAATGCTCTATCTCTTTGTTGTCTAGCAATTCCGGACGCAAAACCGCTTCGCACTTTTGCTGGAATTGCTCTCGCCTCAGCGACAATTGCGGTCCGAACCCGCATTGCCGATAAAGGTCATTGATATCTCCAGTCGGTGACTTTCTTTATTCGAATGCAAAGACGCCAGCGGACTGGGTCCTGGCGGCATCCTCGCCGAAGTCCGAGACCGCGTATTCTGCGAGAAGCCGAAGCCGCGATTTCGGCAAATAGGTCCGCCAAGGATCGCCGATCAAAATCGCAACTCCGTGCGCCAGGCAACGATCCAGGAATGCTATCACGCTTTCCGCAAGTGCCGCTTCATAGAACAGATCCCCTACACATATAAGGTCAACGTCCGGCGGCTCGCCCTTCGTCAAATCGGCGGGCATCGCCTCGATCATGACATTATTGAGCCTCGCGTTGAGCTCGGTGGCTAAGATTGCATAGGGATCGATGTCGGTGGCACAGACCTTTGTCGCGCCTGCCTTTGCGGCTGCAATCCCCACAATTCCCGAGCCGGCGCCGAGATCAAGCACTTGACGGCCGGCCACGCTTTCCGGCCTGTCGAGAAGATAACGGGCCAGCACCAATCCCCCGCTCCAATAATGTGCCCAGTAGGGCGAGCCGAATTCCGGATCTCGTTGGGCGAGGCGCCGCAACCCACTCTGCGGGCCTGCCCTATGCAGGTAAATGTCAGGAATGCCGGGAACGGGCAGGGCCGGGAGATTCCCGGCGATAAACCGCTGAACCCAATCTCGGTCTGCGGGATCATCTGAACCACGATGCTGTCGTGCCGGGATTCTCATCAGGCGGTCCTTGCGCATTTTGAGTATTGTCGTGAATTGACGCGTATGTCGCTTAAGTCGTCGGACTGAAGAGTGCGACATTTATCTTTGATTTCAAGCTGTTATTTGTAATGTTCGCCACAGTGTTCGTTCCTTGCTCGGTGCGTGCCCTTCAAGGGTGTCGCCAAGTGCGCCGAAATGAGGTATCTATTTTGGCATGATGAGAACAGTCGCAACGACGCGCTGTCGACCACAAGCATTGTTTTGAACCGCTTGTTTCCTTTCAAAATTCCATCGGAAATCTGAAGCATGACCAATGCCGATAAGCCGGTTGCGCCGCGCAAAACGCGTGCGCGCCGTCGCAAGGCCGTTTCCGCCGACGACACGCCGCTTGATTACATGTTGAAAGTGATGCGTGACGACGAAGCGGATCAGAAACGGCGCGATGAAATGGCGAAAATCGCGGCCTCCTATGTTCATCAAAAGCCAAGCGAACGCTCCGGCGCCGGGGCCAAGGGAGGTCGCGGCGTCACTATAGACCTGACCAACGCTACGGACGAGCAGCTTGCGATATTGGAATCTCTCTTCGGGCCGCTTGTCGGATCTGGTGACGATGATGGTGGTGATCCAGGAGGAGCAGGCGAGGCGGAGAACTGAGCACGAGCCAGTTTTCAGGTAAATCGCAAACTAGCTTATCAAAACAGTCTGATCAGACTCTGCGAACCGATTGCTATGCATTTGGTTTTCTCAACAGCTTTGGAGGAAGATAATGACAACCTTATCCAATCAAGCATTTGATCTCAGCGCGGCGGCCACTGCGCAAAATATCGCCGCTCAGACGGCCATAAATGTACGCGACTACGGCGCAACGGGCGATGGAATTACTGATGATACTGCGGCCTTGAATACCGCTCTAGAAGCAGCATTCCAGCTTGGCAAAACGCTTTACGTGCCTAAGGGTGTCTATCGATTGTCGGAGGTTCCGAATACCGGTCGATGCTTGCTCAACAAAGGCGTCTCCATGTTTGGGGATGCGGCTCTTGAAAGTATTTTTGCGCCCGTAGCCGCTATGACCAGTAGCGTTGACATGATGCATTTCTATCCTGTCGCGGGCGTAGATTTCTGCTTCATTGAACGGACCGCTTGGTGGCCGGGATATCCGAATTTCGACACGAATGTTCGCGGGAGGAGGCCGATTCACTTTGTCTGGGATGGATCTCCAGCGGTCAGCTCTTCCAAACTGATATTGCAGCAGAACTATTTCATGCCCTCGAATGATTTGTCTTTCGAGATGGAGTGCAATCCTACGATCATCGTCCAGGGTAGCCCATCAAACAGCTTGATCTGCGACAATCATTTTTGGGGCGGGATCAAGCTTTCGAATTGCGGCGACAGCAACGTCATTACACGCAATGTCATTCGAGCGCCCATTTCCCAGAAAGCTGGTATCGCCATCTTCACGATCGCGGCAAGCGATGGTGTCGCCGGCCATAACGTTATCCGCGACAACAACATTGATTCAACTTACGGGCCAGCGATTTATCTCTTCAACGGGCGAGAGTACATTATCGACGGAAATAATATAGAACATCGTATGGGAGGCGGGTCCGCGTCTTCTGCAGTAGTTGATGTCGACGGGACTTCAGGCACCGTTCTTGGTTGTCGAATTACCAATAATAGAGTTGCCATCTTCGGAGCGTCGACAGCTCAGACGGCAATTCGCCTCAACGCTTGCGCTTACAATTACGTCGCCGAGAATACGCTGGACACGAATGTCGCCCGAGCGCAGGCGCTTTTGCTAACATCGAATGCGTCGCACGCTCGCTTGGGAAGAATGGTATTTAACGGCCCGTGGTCTCAGCAGATTAACAATGCTGGTATCGATAGTCTGAAGATCAACTATGTGAACCTTTAACTCGTGGCGGTCGAGCGTCGGTTATCGTTAAGGTGACCGGCATGATCGCGTTCTCAGCTAGTTGACCAAACTCAAGCAAGGCTGATGCAATCAAATCTCCTTCATGTTCGCTTGCCAGGCGCGGCGGCGATGATGGCGGCGATCCAGGAGGAGAAGGCGAAGCGGAGAGCTGAGCGCGAATGGGTCGATGTTGCCGCCCGGATTGCCTTGGATGCGGAGCGACTTCGAGCCAATTGCCGATCGCTGACCGGCTTCGTCCGTGAAGCCTGGCATGTCGTCGAGCCCTCCGCCGACTATGTGCATGGTTGGCATATCGATGCCATCTGCCAGCATCTTGAAGCGGTGACTGCGGGTGAGATTACCCGGCTGCTGATCAATGTGCCGCCGGGTACGATGAAATCCCTGCTTTGCGGCGTCTTCTGGCCGGCATGGGAATGGGGGCCGATGGGCAGGCCGCAGATGCGCTATCTCGGTGCTTCCTATTCGGAACACTACGCCAAGCGCGACAACAGGCGCATGCGCGACCTTGTTGCCTCCGAATGGTATCAGGCGCTTTGGGGCGATCAGGTCAAGCTGACAAGGACCGGCGAGATGGCGTTCGCCAATACCCGCACGGGCTCGCGCCAGGGCGTGCCGTTCTCTAGGTTGACCGGCGGTCGCGGCGATCGTGTCATCATCGACGATCCGCATTCGGTCGATGGGGCGGAATCAGAAGCCGAGCGGCTGTCGACGGTTCGCACCTTTCGTGAATCCGTTCCGACACGGCTTAACGATCCCCAGCGCTCCGCGATCGTCGTCGTGATGCAGCGGCTGCACGAGGCGGATGTCTCCGGCATCATCCTGGCGCTCGGGCTCGGCTATGAGCACTTGATGCTGCCGATGGAATTCGAGCCGGAACGCCGTTGTCGGACTTCGATCGGATTTATCGATCCGAGGATGGAGGATGGCGAATTGCTCTTCCCTGAACGTTTCCCTCGCGCGGTCGTCGAGCGAGACAAGATCCCGCTTGGCTCCTACGCTGTAGCCGGTCAGTTCCAGCAGCGGCCGGCTCCGCGTTCCGGCGGCCTGTTTCAGCGCGGAGATTTCGAAATCGTCGAGGCAATGCCCTCAGGCGCAAAGCGCTGCCGCGCCTGGGATTTCGCCGCTTCGAAAGCACGTCCCGGTCGCAAGCCGGATTGGACGGTGGGTCTGCGCATGGCTTTGGTCGGTGGTGTCTTCTATGTCGAAGCCATCGCGCGGGGTCGCTGGTCGCCCGCCGAGGTGGAGCGCAATCTTAAGAACGCCGCATCTCAGGACGGCCCGACGGTGACGATTCGGATGCCGCAGGACCCGGGGGCGGCCGGCAAGGCCGATGCCGAGACCAAGATCAAACTGCTTGCGGGCTTTCCGGTGAAAGCCATATCTCCGACCGGTGATAAGGCGACCCGCGCCAAGCCGGCATCAGCACAGGCGGAGGCTGGGAACGTCAAGCTTTTGCGTGGTGACTGGAACGAGGCATTTCTCGACGAGATCTGCGCCTTTCCGAATGGGCAGTTCGACGATCAGGTCGATGCCTTCGCCGATGCGCTGAACGAGCTCGCATTGAGCTCTTCCTTCAGCTTCAGCAATTTCTAGGGCCGCTGACGCGAGCCTCTTCATCATATGACATCAAAGGATAATCCATGGGGCAGGTATTCTCGATGGTTCGCGACGGATTGGTGAGCCTTGCATCCCGCATGGGCACCGACCGCGACAAGGCGGCCTCTGTTTTCTATACCCAGCCGATCCTGACGGACGAGCAGATCATCGCCGCCTATCGCGGCTCCTGGCTGCCGCGCAAGATCGTCGATATTCCGGCGCTGGATAGCTGCCGGAAATGGCGAAACTGGCAGGCTGCGAGCGATCAGATCGGCTTGATCGACGCCGAAGAGCGCCGGCTCAATCTGCGCGGCAAGGTTCTCGAAGCATCGACCAAGGCACGCCTCTTCGGTGGCGCGGCCTTGTTCATCGGCGCCGAAGATACCGATCCGGCGTCGCCGCTCGAGGCGGATCGGATCGGGAAGGGTGGTATCAAGCACCTGACCGTGCTGACACGCCGTCAATTGGTTGCCGGCGACGTCGACAGCGATCCGACCTCGGAATGGTACGGCAAGCCGAAATTCTACACGCTGACCGGCGCCAATGGCATGCAGGTGACTATTCATCCATCTCAGCTTGTCATCTTCAAGGGCGCCATGACGCCGAATGAAGAGTTCGGCGGGCCGGGCAATCATGCATGGGGCGAAAGCGTGCTGGCCGCGACCTTCGATGCGATCAAGAACGCCGACAGCACGGCGGCTAATATCGCCAGCCTCGTTTTCGAGGCCAAGATCGACATCATCAAGGTCCCGCAATTCTCCGCCAATATCGGCAATCAGGCCTATGAAGATGCCGTGCTGCGTCGCTATGCGCTCGCCAATACAATCAAGGGGGTCAACGGCACGCTGATCCTCGATGCCGAGGAGGAGTACGACAGCAAGAGCGCACCGCTCTCCGGCCTCACGGATATTCTGATGGCCTTTCTGCAGATCGTCGCCGGCGCGGCCGACATTCCGGTCACCCGGTTGCTCGGTCAATCGCCAGCCGGAATGAACGCGACGGGTACGGCCGATATGAAGAACTATCACGACCGTATCCAGGCCATCCAGGAACTCGACTATACGCCGGCAATGTCCAGGCTTGACGAATGCCTCATCCGCTCCGCCACAGGCGCTCGCGACCCCGCAATATACGCGACCTGGGCGCCGCTGGAGCAGATGAGCGAAGCGGAACGGGCCGATATCTTCAAGACGAAGGCGGAAGCGGCGCGAGCCCTGTTCGGCTCCGCTTCGGGAGAGGAGATCATTCCGCGTCAAGCGCTCTCCGAGGCTCTGCTGAATGCTTTTGTCGAGGATGGATCGCTGCCGGGATTGGAGGCGGCTGTAAAGACATCCGGCCGACCGGATGAGGTCGAGCAATCCGAAACAGGCACCGACGCGGCTTAACGATCCGTCGCCGACCGATACGCTTCGTTACGGCGAACGGCTTTCATCCGAACCAGATTGGCTTCGGCCAGGAGAAATTCCAACATGAACTTCACAGACACTGTCACCGTCGCGGGAACGCGGCGGACGGGAGACGGCTATCTCGTGGCCGATGCCCGCATCGCCCGCACAGGCATTCAAAATTATGCCGGTGCCGAGATCGGCCGGCCAGAAATGCCGACCGTGCGGATCTATCGGCCCGGCGGCGAGGTCTTTTCCGAGGACACGCTGAAGAGTGCCGCGCACCGTCCGGTGACAAATGAACACCCACCCGAAATGGTCACCTCGGAAAACTGGAAGAAATACGCCGTCGGTCAGACCGGTGACGAGATCGCCGGTGAAGGCATATTTCTCCGTGTACCGCTGATGGTCAGTGACGAAGACGCCATTCAGGACATCGAAAGCGGCAAGCAGGAACTGTCAGCCGGCTATGTCTGCGATGTCGATTTCACGGCAGGCGTTACGCCATCAGGCGAAGCCTACGACGCTATCCAGCGAAACATTCGCATCAACCATATTGCCATTGTGCGCCGTGGCCGGGCGGGCTCGAAAGTCCGCATCGGCGATGCAGCCGCACCGTGGGGCTGCTCTCCTCTCGCAGCCCCACGCCCCTTTTCCGATGACAAGCAAAACAAGGAAGGAATGATGCCCACGAAGACGATCATGATCGACGGCATCGAGATCGAAGTCTCCGATCAGGCCGCAGAAATCATCACGACATTGCGGCAGCGCCTTGTCGACGCAGAGGCCGGCCATCAGAAGGCTATCGCGATCCGGGATGCGGAACTCGATACGCTGAAATCAGCTCTTCTCGACGAGGCGGAAATCGAACGTCGAGCCCAGGCGCGCGCCGATCTGATCGGTCTTGCCAAGGCAATTGCCGATAACGTCCAGACATCCGGTCTTTCGGACGCTGCGATCCGCAAGGCTGTCGTGATCGCCAAGGCGGGCGAGGGCGCAGTCGAGGGCCGAGCGGACGCCTATATCGACGCTCGCTTCGACATGCTGGCCGAAGGGCTGCGCAGGAAGCCGGATCTGTTTGCTGAAGCCATCAAGGACGGCATCAACCCGACGCAGTCGTCCGGATCCCCAGCCTTTGCCGCTTACGCCGCCATGGTGCGCGATCTCGAGAGCGCGCATCTGGCTGCCAATCCCTCTTAACCAGGTCAACGAAAAGGAGACGCTTCAATGGCGACTTATCAGACCACCTATGGAAACGCTCCTCGGAAGGGCCTGCACGGGCAGATCGCTTCTGAGGAAAAGGCCAACAAGATCAGCCGCACGGTTGAAACGGCTGCCGGCATCAAGTTCGGCCAGCCTGTTCAGCGCGGTCTTGCCGATCATGGTGTGGCGCCCTTTGCCGCCGGCGGCAAGTTTATCGGTATCGCCGTGCTGACGCCGAACGTGCTGCCCGATGTGGCGCCGGCCGGTGGCTATGCCCAGTTCGTCACCGGCGCATTCCTGACCTCCGGTCAGATGTATGTGCGGGCCGGCGGCGCAGTCTCGGATGGCGACGCCGTCTACTACAACCCGACGACCGACGCTTACGTCAATGCAGCCGGCACCGGCATCGTCGGCCCCATTCCCGATTGTTTCTTCGACACGAGCGGCAGCAACGGCGACATCGTCGAGATCTCGCTCAAGCACAGGAGCGCCTAATTTATGAACCAGTTCGTTCGACAGCAGTTTGCCGACGCCCAGGCCGCCTATTCCTTCGTCATTGCGCAAGGGCGCAATATCGAAACGCGCATCTACCAGCGCCGCTATCCGACCTTCAACTATGGCCTCCATGTTCCGGTCGTCACCGAAGGCAACGAATGGGCTTCCGGCACGACCTTCTTCACCGTCGACAGCGCCGGCGAGGCCAAGTTCCTCTCCGCTGCCGGCACGGACATGCCGTTCAACCAGTCGACCCGCGACAGCGCCAGCCATGACTTCGCAATGCTCGGCTCCGGCTGGGAGTGGAACCTCGAAGAGGTCAACCAGGCTGCGCTCTACAATCTCGATCTCAACGCTTCCAATGCCATTTTCGCCGCCGATAAGATCGAGCGCCTGCTCAATTCCGTCGCCATGACCGGCTCGACGGAAAAGGGTTGGACCGGTTTCGTCAACGATCCGAAGGTGTCGCGCGTCGATGTCGCTGCCGATGGCACAGGCGGCTCGACCCACTGGTCCGCCAAGACGGCCGATCAGATCCTGCGCGACGTCAACGATCTTATCGGCGGCGTGCGGCAGCGGACCGGCGAAGTCGAGTGGATCGACAGCCTGCGCCTGCCGCCGGAAGCCTTCCGACTGATCGCCACCAAGCGGCTTGCCGATGGCGACGGCTATATCACCGTGCTGGATTTCCTGCGACGCGGTAACGTCTACACGGCGGAGACCGGCCAGCCGCTCGATATCCAGCCGCTGCGCGAACTTGCGACGGCGTCGCAGGATGGCGGCGGCCGCATGGTCGTCTATCGCCGTGATCCGGAAGTGCTGCGCTTCCATCTGCCGATGCCGCGCCGCGTGCTGCAGCCGCGCCAGAAGTCGATCATGAGCTTCGAGACCGGCATCATCGCCCGCACGGGTGGCACCGAGGTACGCCTGCCGGCGGCCATGGCTTACGGCGACGAGATCACCGCTGCGGCCTGAGCCTGATCTCCCTCTCTCCGCGGATGCGGAGAGAGGGGTTCTTGTCTTCTCAACAATCGACATCGGAGCTTTCATGTCCGCTTCCTTTTACGGCACGCTTGCTGCCGCCGATGCCTATTTCGCCGATCGTGCCAATGCCGGATGGGCCGCGGCAAGCGATGGCGATCGCCTGGCGGCGCTAGTGCGCGGCTCGCAGGCTGTCGACAGCCTCTATGAGCCCAGATTCACTGGACGACGGACTGAAGGCTACGATCAGGTGTTATCCTGGCCGCGCAGCGAGGCAACGACGGTCAATGGCGAGCCGATTACAGAGAACACGTTGCCGCTTGCCGTGACTTACGCGGCTTATGAGGCGGCAGCGCTTGAGCTTTCCGAGCCCGGTAGCCTGACGCCCGTTATCGTCGCGGCTCGCACAGTGAAGCGCGAGAAGGTGGGGCCGCTCGAGACTGAATATGCCGTTGCCGATACGAGCGACGAGATGATCGCCTCCGCAAGGCCAATGCTGACTATGCTTGACGGGCTGCTCTATCCACTCCTGCGTCCGGTTTTGCCGGGCATTCTGGTGGTGTGATGGCGGCTTTCGATTATGACAGGGCGCGAGCGACCGCCGCGCGGCTGATCGCCAAATTCGGCCAGAAGGGCAGTCTGCGGCGTACTACGAATGCAGGGCCGGACTATGATCCGGTGCAGACGAGCGAGGACTTTGACTGTTCGCTCGTCGATCTCGATCAGAGCCAGGCGCATGTTGCTGACACGTTGATCCAGCGCGGCGATCGCATGGTCTATCTTTCGACCGAGGGGCTATCGATTACGCCGATGTTGTCCGACAGGTTGCTGATCGGCGGCGTCGAGCATGCGATCGTCGATATCCAGCCGCTGTCGCCGGGTGGGACTGTCGTGTTTTGGCAGTTGCAGGTGCGGCGATGACGGCGATTGTTCGTTTCAAGACGATCCTCACGCTTTGGCTGCTGTCGCGGGTCATCCTGCTGCTCAATCGGGTTTCACCATTGCCGGGGATTGAGAGGAGTGACGGGGCAAAGGCCGAATCCCGAACGGCCAGACCCGCAATTCGCGCTCGTTACGGCCATCTCACCCTTTTGAATTTCGAGCGGCGTGGCTCTTCCCCGGGCGACGCCGCCAATGACGCCTAACCATATCAAGGGGTACCCGACATGGCTTCCTCGAATTTCTCTACTGACATCGCCGCCTGGGCCGAGCGGACTAAGAAGCGCATGGAGGAGGTGGTGAACCTCTCCACGCAGCGGCTGGCCGCGACGATCGTCGAGGCGACGCCTGCGGTATCAGGCGAGCTTACTAATTCCTTTCGGGTTTCCGCCGCGCCTCTGCAAAGCGGGGATGCGGAGGGTGCAGATGAGGGCCAATCGGTCGATCTGGCCGGCCTCGGCGTGCCGTTGGGCGGTTTGATCCATATGGGCTTCACCGCCTCCCATGCCGCCGAAGTCGAATATGGCAGGGATGGTCAGGCGGGGCAGGGCATGGTGCGGCTCGCGGCACAGGCATGGCCTGACATTGTCGCGAGCGCTGCGCGCGACACGACGGACTGATCCCTCGAAATTTCAAACATTAGACAAGGTGACGCATGGCGACGGCGACGGACGCTCTCATTCTGGCTGCGCTGCTGGACCATCTGGCGACGCTCCAATTCCAGCCGCCATTGCCAGTGGCGCAGCCGGGCATTGCCTTTCCGCCGGCGGGGCAAGCTAAGCCGGATAACTATCTGGCTGTCAGCTACCTGCCCAACCGCCCCCGGCAGGTGACGCTTGGCGACGATCCGCAGCAGAAGCTCGGGCTTCTGCAGGTTTCCGTCTATTGGAAGGCCGGCGGCGGGCTGATCAAACCACTCGATGCCGCCGGCCAAGTCATCGACCATTTCAACAACAAGACGCTGTTCGCCTCTGGCGTGAAGATCACGATCAGTGGCGAGCCGTGGGCCGCAGGCCCGATCCAAGAGGATGACCGGGTGCAAATACCGGTCACCATTCCCTACACCGCCTTTGAACCGGAGACATGATCCATGACGAATAAAAGCACGAAGAAGGGCTCGAAAGTCTACGTATGCGAGACGCCCCAGAATACCGATCTGACGGCCACGGCCTATGCCGCGCTGACCTGGGTGCAGGTGGGTAAGGTCGGCAAGGTCGGCGATTTCGGCTCGGAATCCACGATCAACAACTACAATACGCTGGATGAGCCGGTGCAGCAGAAGCAGAAGGGCGTTTCCAACGCCGGCGATCCGGAACTCGAAGTCGCCTCCATCGCCGACGATCCCGGCCAGGACATTCTGCGCACCTTCGGCGATCCGCTTAACATCAACAACATGGCGATCAAGGTCGAGCGCAACGACGCGCCGCAGGGTAAGACCAACACGGTGTTCTATTCGCGCGGCGTCGTTTCCGGCCCGCTCTATCCCGGTGGCGGCTCCGACGATTTCGATCTGGAGAAGTTCAAGATCGGCCTCAACCAGCTGCCGATCCGCGTCGATCCCGTCACCACGCCGTAAGCGCGATCTTTCGGAACCTTGCGCGCGTCGCTCTCCTGCGGCGCGCGGCAACTCTCACATGTCCCAACCGATAAGGTGTTTCCTTGGATATCTCCAGTCTCGTCAATTCCGAAGATCTCTTCGAGCTGCAGCTCCTGCATCCGGCCACCGAGGAGCCGCTCGGCATCTCCTTCATGATCCGCTCGGCCGAGAGCAACGAGGTGAAGAAGATCGTTCGCCAGCATAGCGACCGCTTCCTCGCCAGCCGCAAGAAGAAGCTGACCACCAGCAAGGTCGAGGCCGAATATCTCGACAAGGCGGCCGCCGCCATCGCTTCCTGGAGCTGGGGCGAGCAGCAGTGGAAGGGCGAGCAGCCGCTGCTCTCCTTCGAGAAGGCCCGCGAAGTCGTCGAGGACGCCGGCTGGATCTATGACCAGGTGGCCGGCGCCTCGGAGGACCGCGCAAATTTTATGAAGAGCTTGCCGAAGGGCTTTCAGAAGCCGTAGGGATCGTTGCGCGCTATGATTGCGTGCGCGATACAAACGGCGAGACCCGGCGCGAACGCAACGAGGCCTTCGAGCTTTTAAGCCCGGAGGCCGAGGTGCCGGAGGCCGGCCATGCGCTCTGGGACTGGTTCTGGGACCTGCGTTCGGCGCAGGCTCCCGGCTTTTCCGGCCCGGTGCCGCTCTCCCACCAGGAAATGCTGGCCTGGCTGCACCTGACCGGCAACCTACTGCGCCGCGAGGACATCGCCGTGCTGAAGGCGATGGACGGACGCTATTGCCAGGCGGTGGAGGAGGAGACGGAGGCGATCAGGGTGCGGGAGGCGGGGTAGGTTTCAAGAAGCGACTTTTCAAATACGTCAGTCAAGAAACCGCCTAAGTGTGTCGCGAACCCACCCCACATAAGGGGCGATTGGTTTGGTGTAATCTAGTTTTTCCTGTTCAGTTAGGGGCGGGTCATTGCTAGTGTCTCGCAGTATTTGTGAAAATGTAGAGGTGTCCGTAGTGCGGGGAAGGACTTCGAACATTGCTAGTTTGGATGTGCTGCCATCGCGGGAGAGGTATTGGCAAACGACTGTTGTCGTCGTCACCTCTGCATTCTTGTTTAATACGCTGAAATTCAGGGTTGCGCTATAATATACCGGCTTCATCCTGCCTTTATCAAATTCCTTCAGATACACGTCCTTGAGATATGGGTTATTCTCGTATCGTTCCTCGACATCGGTCCGTGTAGCAGGTCTGTTGCTAAGAAAAAATCTGTTGCGCTCATAGGTAGATGGAGCCACGAGATATTTTTTAAGTTTCGCCTCGCAGGCTGTCAGGATTGGCGGATCAAAGATGCCAAAGCTGTAGATCAACAGCAAAGCGGCAAGCACTGCAACCACGCTAACAATCAGCTTCATCAAAACTCCCGCGAATAGCTTTGCGGCATTCTCTCGCATGAAATCAAAAGGTGGTTCGGTGACAGATGTTGCAACTTTGAATTACGGTGATAGTGCACTAATTTCTTTCAATAGGGGCCTTGGTTGGGCCCAGATAAGATGGGCATCGGTTGGCTAGATAGAACATACTTTCTTATTTGAGTGCACCGTCACCGTAATTGCGTAATTGCGGGCGCCACTGCTTATTACACATACAAAAGTTGCTAACACTATTCGACGCATTCTGCCCCCCATAGAATTACGGTGACAGTGCACCAATTATTCCCCGATGACGGCCTTGGCTTTGCGGCCGCGGCGAGCCGGCTTGAGGGTGGTGTTGGTGAGGTCTTCGAGTCGGTCGAAAAAGTCGGTATTGCCGATGGGGCGACCGATGCTTTCGGCGCGGCGAAGCGTGGCAAACGCCATCTCTTCTTCTGTGGCGGTGAGGAGGGCGGCGAAATCGGGAAAGCGAGTGCGAACCGGTGTTGTGGTCGTGACGCCGTCATCCTCAATCAGTCCAAGTTGTGCCGCGACACTCGACCATCGCCAATCGGCAGCCCGTTCGACAAGGCGAGCGCGCACCGGATTGAGGGCGACGTAGCGGAGCGCCGTCGCCAGATGTTCTTCATCCATGGCGACACAATCGAAGCGGCCCTGCCAGAAATGGCCGGTCCGGCGCAGCCTTGCATGGATATGGCCGGCATAGGTGCGATGAACGCGAGACAGTGCGCGGCGAATACCGTCGGCATCCGCCGGAATGAGGATGAGGTGAACATGGTTGGGCATCAACACCCAGCCCCAGACCTCTACGCCGGCGGCGCGACAATGATGAGCTAGGAGATCGCGATAGAGCGCATAGTCATCATCGCAAAAGAAGGTTTGCGCCCGCCCGTTGCCGCGTTGGGTAACGTGATGTGGGGTATCGTGGATGACGATGCGAGCGAGACGGGCCATTGGTTGCGTTGGTCAAATTTGAGAGCTTATTTGAGTGTACTGTCACCATAATTAAGGGCACAGGAAGTGTGGTAGAGGAGCTTACCATAGAATTTCAGTAGGTAAGTCTTACATTGTCTACAGCAACTCCGGCGTCAGTACCTTGTATGCCGACGTAGCTGCAGGCCGCTTCAATCCGCTGATATCGGCTCTGGACGATGGCGTTTGTGCTCAAATAGACATAAAACTGTACCGGCTTCAGAACGCCTTGATCGAACTGCTTCAGCTTCTCTTCGCGCATCGAAGGGCTGTCGTCGGTCTTTTCAAGGTAGCTTGCGAACGCACCGCGACCCATTGGAAATTGGGATTTTGAATGGTCGACTTGTGTATAGGTAGCTGATGAACCAAGGCGGAATTTCAATGCAGCTTCGCACGTTGCCACCATTGTTAGCGCCGCCGCGGGTTTTGATGGTGAGGTCGCTTGCCACTCACTCGTGTTTTGAGGAAGAGGCTTCTTTTCTGGCTCGGTATAGCCAAACTCCTGATTGCACGCGTCAACCTCTTTGACCGCTGCAGAGGTCATTTTGTCGAAGAAGTCGGTAGTTTCTCCTGCATTGAAACGCTTTACGTCTTTCCAGAGACGAAAGCAGAACGAGGCCCGAATGTCAGGAAATTCCGCTCGGCAATCATCCGCTTCGGCAACCATGAGAGCTAATGAACCATATGTCTTTTCTCCTGCTTTCGCTCGGGCTTCTTCTCTTAGTGCATCGGTGCATTTGAATTTTCGTTCGGCAAGCTTGGCAGCCTTCTCCTCCTGCCATGCCTGGTAGTATTGCCAGCCAACAACACCGCCGACAATCGCGGCGCTCGCGATTACCACTACGCACGCGGTTGCGATCAAAACCTTTAGCCAAACGTCCATAAGTGTCTCTCAGAAATTTTAAGGAGTACCAGTGCGGATGCCGTTACTTCAGCTGAACAGCCGCCTGAATGTGTCGCGAACCCATCCCGTATAAGAAGGGAGCGCAAGCGGAGAATGCAGTCAGAAGTAGCTGAAGCCGCATTGCCGCCCGCAGCTTTCTTAAAGCTGCGTTTCTAACCACTCCGCGTTCGTTTTGCCGTCGACCATTACGTAGAGACGGTCCGCCTTGGAGGTGTCTTCATTGTCAGTTGGATACTGACATATGGTGGTGCCGCGAATTGGTGTGCCATAGGCGTTAGGAGCATCGTAAGTTATAAGAACCTCAAACATCCGAGGTTTTACACGGCCTCGGTCAAAATCCTTCATCCTCGCTTCCTGGATGATCGGCCCATATTCATCCCCGGCCAGATAGCGTTTGTAGTCGGCACGGTTGAGAGGTTCTTCGGATTCTTTGATTTCGATCCGCTTGTATCCCGACGGCGCCAAAAGTCTCAATTTCAAAACTTCTTCGCACACGGTCACTAGTTTCGATTCAGAAAAATTGCAGCCGCCAATTGCTGGCAGCAAAAAAGCCACGCTGACCAATCTCCACAATCTAATCACGAAATCCCCCACTCAAAGCGCAGGGTTGTATTTCGCATGTTTTGAAAAGGTATGCCAGTGACAGATATTGCAACTTTGGGTGTGAAATTCACAATCGTTGGTGCCGATCAGGTCGCCACGGGGATGAATCGTGTTGCCGTTGCGGCAAACAAAGTGGAGTCGGAAGTTGGGGCCGCGGCGCGCGCGATTGGCACGCTAGGCGGCAAGGCGGCCGCAAGCACAGGAGCCATCAGTAAGGCGACGGCTGGCATGATAGAATGGAAGAACAGCTGTTCTTCTACAGCGGGAGCCGTCGACAAGGTTGCAGGTTCACTCACCGGCATGAATGCGGAAAGCCAGAGCAACCAGAATTCAATCGAGGCGGTGAGCATAAAGGCGAAAGACCTGAAGGATGTCCTCATTGAAATGGGCACCCGAATGGCAAGTGGCGACTCCCCATTTATGATTGCCCTTCAACAAGGCGGAAAATTGGGCGAAATGTTCAGCGGAGCAGGGGGGCTTACTGGGATTGTGAAGGGCCTAGGCAATGCATTTCTAACAATGCTTAATCCCATAGGCTTGGTAACGCAGGCGCTCACCTTTGCAGGAGCTGCGGCAGTACAATATTTTTTAAACGCTGGCCGGGACGTTAAGAGCGTTGACGAGATACTGAAGCGACATGCAGAGCATATTGCAGAGCTCGGGCCGACTTATCAGAAAATGAACGAGCAAAACGAAGAGGCTTTAAAGTTAGGCCCAGCTATCACAAACGCCAATCTGAAAGACGATTACAAAAGCGCCCAGAAAACGCTCAAAGCTGAAGGTGAAAAGGCGTCTCGTTCAATTCTTGCAGATATGCTCGGGCAGCAGGCGCCATATGCCGATCAGATAGTATATATACCGCCAACTACTTTTGATCCGGCGATAGAAGCTATTGAAAGATTCAAAAAGTCGATTGAGTCCGGGAAGATAGAGGCGATAGAATTTCAAAGAGAAATAATTGAGCTTCAGAATTCTGGAAAAATAACAGAGGAAGCTGCGGAAAAACTGCGAGAGTATTCGAAAAACGCAGTTGCAGCTCAAAGTAAACTCTCGGTGTTGCGTGACAAAATCGACCCTGTTGCACAGGCATTTGCCGATATGCAGGGTAAAGTTAATAAAATAAATCCTTTTGGTGCCAGTAAATTGCAAGAACCTCAACGGGTGCTTGATGATTTACTTCGAAATCTACAAGCAAATCAAAGTAGTGCGGAAGAGCTAAATCAGAAAATCCGCGAGCTTAGCAACGTTCATCCTGACCTTTCTCAGGCTTTGGAGGAAATTCGGCAGTTTGGCTTGATCGCCCTACAAGCAATGAAGAATGTTCAAGGTTTAGATAACGCGGTGCGTACGACACCTCATTCCAGCCGATACTCCCAAGAGGAGACGGTTAGGCGCGTAAAAAACTTCGATGATCGATTTGGTCCAGATGTCGCTGCGCCCCTCAAATACAGCGATATACGCGAACGTCTGAACGCACAAAAAAAAGCACTTCAGCCGCCAACAACTATCGACGGAGGAGCAGGGCTCGGCTCCAATCGTGACATGGTTCGCCCAGTCCAGGAGGCTACGAGCGCATATGATACTCTGCAAAAATCTGTCGAGTCGCGGATTGAGCAAATGCAGACGGAAGCACAGACTATTGGGCTTAACAGCATTGCCGTCGAAACCTTGAAAATGAATTTGGAGCTTTTACGCGCGACAGAAGACAAGTCTCATGCGGCGGCCCCCGGCCAAATACAAGATATCAAGAATAAAATTGCACAGTACAATGCCTTGGCGACGGCGACTGCGAACGCCAAGCTTTCGGGCGATATCCAGTTCCAGCAGGAGCAGATGGGTCGCTCAACCGTCGATCAGACGGTCGCCTCGACACAGAAGCAATATGGCCTGCCGGTCGACATGAATTCGGCCTCGGCCGGTATCATTCGCCACAACGAACAGCTGAAGTATGCCCGCGAGCTTGCTGGCGATTTCGCCACGACACTCGTCAACGGCTTGCGCAGCGGTGAAGGTTTCTGGAAGTCCATGGGGAACGCTGCGGTCACCGTGCTCAAAAAGATCTCCGACAGGTTGCTGAACGATGTGCTCAACAGCCTGTTCAAGGTCAACAGCGCGGCGAGTGGCGGCGGCGGAGGGGGCGGTTTCCTTAGTGGCCTTCTTGGTATCCTCGGCTTTGGGGGTGGCGGGGGTGGTGGCAAGTTCGATCTCGCAACGGGTGCGAATGCCCCGATCCCGATCCCGCGCCCCACATTTGCAGATGGCGGCTATACCGGTGCTGGGGGTATCTATGAGCCGGCCGGCATCGTTCATGCCGGCGAGGTCGTCTGGAGCCAGAGGGATATCGCCCGGGCGGGCGGCGTCGGCATCGTCGAGGCGATGCGGCTTGGCCGGCGCGGCTATGCCGATGGCGGCGTGGTCGGCGAGGGCGGGCCGCAATTGATGCGGGCGCAGCCGGATGCTGCCGTTCCCGTCCGTCGCCTCCGGGCCGACAATCAGAACGATGCCTCCGGCTCCGCTTCCGGCGTGCATGTCACGGTCGGCGTTTCCGTCGATGAGGACGGCAATCTGAAGGCCTATGTGAAGAATGTCGCGCAATCGGAAGCGCAGAGTTCGACGCGGCAGGGGCTGAATGATTTCAATCAGCAGCTTCCCGATCGCGTCGCGCAGATCAACCGCAATCCCCGGAGGCGCTGATGGCCGTTTCCTATCCCTACAGCCTGCCGGCCTTTGCCGATCTTCTGAAGATCTCCAGCATCGTCTGGGATATTCAGCGCAATGACGAGCTTTCCGGCTCCGGCGATGGCCGGGTCTGGCAGGCGGAGCTGGCGCCGCCGCTCTGGACCGGCACGGTGACGCTGGCCGACATGTACAATGCGGAGGCGAAACAGATCGCCGCCCGCATCCGCAAGCTACACGGCGCCCAGGAGGCGCTTTTTCTTTATGATCCGCTGTCGAAATATCCGCAGGCCGATCCCGACGGGACGAAGTTCGGGAGCGCTGCGGTCAGCGTCGCAGCGCTCGGGGCCGACAATGCATCGCTCAGCCTCAAGGGGCTGCCGGTCGGCTATCGGCTGACCGTTGGCGACAAGATGCAGGTCGGCTATGGCGGCACCCGCTCCGCCTTTCTCGAAGTTTCGGAAACGGTTGGTGCCGACGGGCAGGGGATGACGCCCGTCTTTGGCGTCTTTCCGCATCTGCCGGCGGGCTTTGCCGCCGGTCTCGGCGTGACGCTGCTGTTGCCGGCCTGCAAATGCCTGGTCATGCCGGGCAGCCACAATCCCGGCACCGCGAGCGGCCCGATCACCACGGGCGCCACCTTCAAGATCATCCAGAAGAAATAGACGATGAAGAACATCACCTCCGCTTTCTTCGCGGCGCTCATCGGCGCGCGCGACAAGGGGCTCGTGCCCCGTCGTTTCGTCTGGATTACCGGCAAGGATCTCGCCGGCGGCGGGCCCGCTTCGATCGGCCTGTGGACCGGCGACGACGACATCAACATCACCGTTACTTCCGGCGTCACCGGTCTGCCGGAGGCGCGGACCTATTATGGTGGCCTTAATCTGAAGGTCAGCCCGATCCCACGCACGGCTGATCTGACGATCCAGACCGTAACCATCACCATCGGCCAGATCGCGCCCGCCGTGCAGCAGCTCGTGCGCGGCTACGATCTGCGGCTGGCGCCGATCGAGATCCACGACATGTCGTTCGATACCGGCACGCGCCTGCCGAGTGCGGCGCCTGAAATCGCCTTTCTCGGCATTGCCGACGGCGCGCCGGTGAAGACGCCGGCCGTGGGGCAGGATGGCGATATCGAGATTTCAGCCATCTCCGCCGCCATCGCCATGCTGGAGCGCACCAACCCGGCCAAGTCTTCCTACGAAGGCCAGAAGCGCCGCAGCGGCGATGAATTCGGCCTTTATTCCAGCACCGTTGCCAATTGGCAGATCCCCTGGGGGCAGAAATGAACAGCGATCTCGTCAGGGTCAAGAACTGGCGCGCCTGCTTCGTCGCCGAGATCGATCGGCTGAAGCGTACGCCCTTTGCCTGGGGCAGCCATGATTGCGGCCCGGGCCTTGCCGGCAATCTGGTGCTGGCGATCACCGGCGTCGATTGCGCCGCCCAGTTTCGCGGCGAATATTCGACTGCCGCCGGCGCGCTGAAGACGATGAAGGCGGCGGGCTTCGACAATCTCGCCGATCTCGTCGCCAGCATGTTGCCCGAGATTCATCCGAGCGGAGCTGGCATCGGCGATATCGCCGCCGTCCCGCATGAAGGTCCCTTCGGCTACGCGCTCGGCGTCGTCAATGGCGAACGCATCTTCGTGCTGCGCGAGACGGGGCTTGGCACCGTTGACCTGCTCGACGCCAAGCGGGCCTTCAAGGTCGGCTAATCAGTTTCTCGATACCAATTTTATCTCTGACCGGTGACAAGTCGGCGTAGCTTTGCCTGCGACGGCCCCTTCCCATGCGCCAAGCGAGGTCGTCTGATCCATGAAATATCTCATTCTGCTTCTGAACGTCCTCAGCTTCTGGCTGATGGCGGACGTGGCGCATGCCGAGCTTATCTCTGCGGCAATTACCGCGATAGGTAGTTTTCTCGGCTCGATCAGCATCGGCAAGCTGGTACTGACGGTCGCCATCAATATCGGCCTGTCGCTGATCGAGAAAGCGATGGCGAAGAAGGATCAGCAGCCGGCCGGCACCAAGCTCGAGATCAGCATGGGGGATGATCATGCGATGTCCTTCATCGTCGGCAGTTACGCGACTGCGGGTAAACGCAAGTACGCCGGCACCTGGGGAGACGACGGCAAGACGCCGAACGCCTATTTCACCGATGTCATCGAAATCGGCAGCCTTCCCAACCGCGCCGGCGAGCGTGGCCTGACCAGCGTCTGGATCGACGACCAGAAGGTCGGCGTTCTCTGGGACCAGCCGCATCCGGACGGTCGCGGCTTCCCCGTGCTGCAATATCGCGTCAAGAACAAGGATTATCTCTGGATCAAGTTCCTCGACGGCACGCAGACTGGTCCCGATCCCTTCCTGATGGCCAAGTTCGGCAGCCATGCCGAACGGCCCTGGAAATCGACGATGATCGGCCGCGGCTGCCAGGTCGTCATCCTCACCTCCCGCTACAATACCGATCTCTTCAAGGGTGTTCCTGCGGGTCTGTTCGAACCGCATCCGCTGCCACTCTACGATGTCCGCAAGGATTCCTCGGTCGGCGGCAACGGTGGGCATCGCTGGACCGATTCCTCGACGTGGCAACCCAGCACCAACCCTGCCGTCATAGTCTACAACCTGGCCCGCGGCGTCTACTACGGGCCTGAATGGGTTTATGGCGGCCAGAATATCGGCGCCTTCTGCCTGCCTGCAGCGAACTGGATGGCTGCGGCCAATGCTTGTGATGCATCCGTTCCGCTCGACGGCGGCGAGAGCGAATCCGCCTTTCGCGCCGGCTACGATGTCCAGTGCGATCAGGAGCCACTCGACGCCATATCCGAACTGTTGAAGGGCTGCAATGGCCGTATCGCCGAAGTCGGCGGCGTCTTCAAGATGCTGGTGGGGACGCCGGGCGCGGCGGTTTATTCTTTCACGGATGACGATATCGTTGTCACGGAAGAACAGGACTTCCAGCCGTTCCCGGCTCTTTCCGCGACCTACAACGCTATCGAGGCCACCTATCCCGAGCCCGCGGAAAAATGGGCGACCAAGGACGCCCCCGGCCGCTACAATGCCGATCTCGAAGTGCAGGATGGCAATCGGCGTCTGCCGGCGCAAGTCCAACTGCTGGCCGTTCCCTTCGCCAACCAGGTGCAGCGCGTCGGCCTGGCGATGATCCAGGATTATCGACGCTTTCGCGTGCACCAGGTATCTCTGCCACCGGACGCCTATCCCCTGGAGCCGAACGACGTCGTCTCCTGGTCTTCGGCTCGCAACGGTTATGACGAGAAGAAATTCCTCGTCGTCAAGGTTGAGCCGCAACCGAATTTCCTGATTGTCGTCACGCTGAAGGAAGTCGATCCCGCCGACTATGACTGGCATCCGGGTCTGCAACTGCCGACTGCCATCGGCTGGCTCGGCCCTATCACGCCGCCATCGCAGCCGATGATCGGCTGGACTGTGGAGCCCTCGACAATCAAGGACGCGGGCGGCATCGATCGCCGCCCGGCGATCAAGATCAGCTGCGCGCCGGATCTCGATGACGTTGCGGGCGTGTGGGTGCAGGTGCGCCTCAAGGAAACTGGCGATGTCGTATTCGATAGCGACGCGAACCCTTACGCCTCTCCGTTTTCGTGGATCATCTCCGGCCAATGGACATTGCCGAACACGAACTATGAGGCGCGGGGAAGGTATCTTCCGCAATCGAACCGGGCGACGGACTGGTCAGCCTGGTTGACCGTCAAGACGCCGAACGTGCTTATTCAGGCGGCCGATGTCCTTGATGGTGCGATCATTCAATCGAAGATCGCCGACGCTGCCGTGACGGCTGCGAAGATCATGGACGAGGCAATCACGAGCCTCAAGCTTGCCGATCAGGCAGTTTCCGCCGCGAAACTTCAGGTTTCCGCCGTGACGGCCGATGTGCTGGCGAGTGGTGCTGTGATTGCTTCGAAACTCGCTGATGGTGCCGTCACGGCTCGCGCGCTTGCCCAGGGCGCGGTAGACGCGACGTCTCTCGCCAGCGGCCTCAAGGCGGTTGAAGTCGTCAATGCCCTGCCGACAACGGGCAATGTCGAAGGCCGGCAGGTCTACCTTACGACCGATGGCAAGCTGTATCGCTATCACAATGGCGCCTGGACAGCTGCTGTCGCTGCCGACGACATCAACGGTGCGTTGAACAGCGCGCAGATTGCCGATAGCGCCATCACGAGCAACAAGCTCGCAGCGTTGGCCGTGGACGCGAGCAAACTCGCCGATGGGTCTGTGAGTGCTGCCAAGCTCGCGGCCAATGCCGTTGATGCCACGAAATTCGCCAACAACATTCGGCCGGTGGAAATCGTTTCAAGCTTGCCAAATACGGGCAATGTTGAAGGTCGTACCGTCTATCTGACCACCGATGACAAGCTCTACCGATATACCGGTAGCGCATGGACTGCCGCGACGCCGGCATCCGATATCACCGGCCAGATGACCGATGCACAGATTTCCGCGCTGGCCGCCGCCAAGGTAACTGGCACGCTGGTATCCTCGCAGATTGCGGATGGCGCGATCACGAACCAGAAGCTTGCCGCGTTAGCGGTGGATGCCGCGAAGCTGGCCGACAATGCCATCACGACGACGAAGATTGCCGATAACGCGATCTCGACGCCGAAACTGCAGGCCAACGTGATCACGGCCGACAAGATCGCGGCGAATGCCGTCACCACGAGCGCCCTTGCGGTAGGCGCAGGCAAGAACCTCTTGCAGAACGCCGGCTTCACCATGGGGCTGGATTGCTGGACGATCGGCTACATCAGTGGGACAATACCGGGGCTATCGCTGGAAATTCGACCAAAGGGCTTCCCGTGGGCCGGCGTGAACAATCCGACGCTCATGCTGTTTCAAAATAGCGGGCCTAGCGGATTTTTCACGGATGTACGCTGGAAGCGCCCGGATGGGGATGGACTGCCGTGGTCTTTGCCGTTTTCGATGCCCTGCGCGTCCGGCGAATGGCTTGAGGCAACCGCCTATATTTCGGCGCATCGCTGCAAGGTGGAGCTTCGGATCGAGTGGGTGCGTGCTGATGGAACTGTCTCGGCTTACACGGCCGCCGCAGTGAACGACAGTGTGCAGGGAAGCGGCACCAATCCAGATCTTTGGTCCCGCCTGCGGATTGTCGGCGCGGCCCCCGCAGATGCAGTGGCTGCCAGCTTCCATTTGCGGAAACTTGATACGGCTGCAGGTGAAACAACCAGCTATATGTTCCTCAACAAGCCAATGCTGTGCCGCATTCCGGCAGGCGCTACCGAACCGACGCCGTGGAGCGACGGCGGGATCGTTCTCATCACCAACGGCGGCATTGTGGCTAACGCCATAACAGCGGAAAAGGTCGCAGCCAATGCGATCACCGCCGACAAAATCGCGGCGAACTCTGTCATTGCCGGGAAGATCGCCGCGAATGCAGTTACCGCTACTGCGATCGCAGCCGGTTCGGTGTCGGCCGACAAGATCGCTGCGAATAGCATCACGGCCGGCCAGATCGCGGCCGGCGCGATTGGTGCAACACAGATCGCAGCCAATGCCATTACGGCGGACAAGCTGGTAATTGCCGACATGACCAATCGGGTGGAGAACCCGAACTTCGCATTTGGTTCTACTTCCTGGGCGTTGCTAGCCGGCCTAAGCGTCATAACCGACGCCAGCAATGCATATATCGGCAACAACTACCTGAATGTTGCAGCGCCAGCGACCTTTGCCTTTAACAGAAATGCCAACATGTTCCCGGTCATTCCGGGTGAGCAATACTTTTTGCAGACGTTTGCGAAGCGAACAGGAGCGCCTTCGGATAGCGTCAGTTGCCGCATACGCTTCATGGGTGCGGACAAGATCACGTTTCTAACGGCCCTTGGAATTACGGTCCTACCGACATCATCGACGACCTACGCCGAGTACAGCAACACCGTTGTCGTTCCTGCCGGCGCTGTATGGGCATGGGTCGATTTCGTTCCGACCAGCACGCTTACGGGCACCGGCAGTTACCAGTTCGGTTTTGTCTCCTGCCAGCGCAAAAGTGGCGGCAACCTTATTGTTGATGGTGCGATCACTGCCGCCAAGGTCGCGGCCAATGCCATCACGGCAGATAAGATCGCAGCCAGCAACATCACCGCCAAGCACCTCGTTCTCACCGACATGTCTAACATGGTTGACCAAGGATGGTCCGGTGGTTCGCTCGATGGCTGGGGTACCTACGGAAGGCAAAACTTCTACTACGATGCTGGCAACGGGGGAGACAGTGCGGGTTGGGTATATCAGACCAACGAACGCGACGGGGCACTGTCCAAAACGTTCAACGTTACTCCCGGTGAAACCTACTACTTCGAGACGTGGGTGTATAACACCAACCCTGACCCCATGCTTGCAGGTGCTCTGCTTGTGGGCGTCAAGGCTGACGGCTCAGGAGCTGTGTTTCCGATGGCGCTGACGTCTACCAAGAATGCGTGGGTGCGGGTGGCGGCTCAGTACACGGTGCATCCCGGTATCGTGAAGCTCTGGATGGTGATGTTCACCGACAAGGTTGGGGGAAGTGGCGGCGCAAGCACCTATTTCTCCAAGCCAGTCCTGCGCCGAGCGAGCGGAGCGGAGCTTATTGTCGATGGAGCCGTCACCGCCGATAAAATCGCGGCAAACTCTGTCACCGCTGGGAAGCTAGCCGCTAACGCCGTTACTGCCGGCACGATCGCGGCGAACGCGGTAACCGCCGGGACGATCGCAGCTGGTGCGGTGACTGCCGCACAGATCGCGGCGGGCGCGATCACGACAGACAAGCTCGCCGTGGGTACGGGCGGAAATTATCTGTCGAACTCAGATCTTTCAGCCGGCCTGACGGGTTGGGTGCCGGAGTATTCAAACGACGGCGCTAGCTTCAGATTCAGCCTGCGCACCGACAGCTATGCTCCTCAACCCGGAGCGATTGAAATCTACCAATCGAACGGCAAGTCGGGGATCGAGTACGGCATCTGGCCGGTTGATGCCTCTGGCGTTTCCAGACTCTTCGCGGTCAGGGCCAATGGTTGGTACGAGCTTTCCGTCTATTATCTCGGGCACCGATGCGTCGGCGTGCAGCCGTACCTCCAGTTCCTCGACGGCAACGACAACCATATCACCTACTATCAATGGGGAATTTTCCCGGCCTACCAGAACATCGACCCGCAGAGGAACCTTGCCAACTACCAGCGTTTCTGGGGCAAGGTGCAGATGCCGGCGAACGCCGCCAAGGTGCGCGTCTTCTTTCGGATGAAAGGGACGGTGGCCGGTCAAGGTGATAGCTATCTTTGGCTGGCGCGCATGTATTTCGGCGAGGCGAGCCAGAACCAGACCGAACCGACACCATGGAGCGACGGCAGCGTGACCGTGGTCTCGGCCGGCAATATCGTCACCGGAGCCGTCACCGCCGACAAGATCGCTGCCAACGCGGTCACGGCTGGCAAGATCGCGGCGAACGCTGTCACGGCGGGAACGATCGCGGCGGGCGCGGTTACGGCGTCCACGATCGCGGGCGGCTCGATCAGTGGCGACAAGATCGCTGCCAACACGATCGGAGCCAACCAGATCGCGGCCGGCGCGATCACCGCCAAGTCACTTGTCCTCACCGACTTCTCCAACATGGTCGATAACGGCTGGCAAGGTGGCAACCTTGATGGCTGGAGCATCCAGAATCTGCAGAACTTCTATCTTGATAGTTCGGCGGGGGACCAAGCTGGATATGTCGTGCAGTCGCTGGGTAGGGATTGTTGCTGGTCGAAATCAATCGCCGTCACGCCGGGTGAGACCTATGCCTTCGATGTGTGGGTCTACAACACCGATCCCAACGTGGCGAACCTCTATGCGGCCATCTATTCCGGCGCTGGCGTGTTGAACATCGGTGGAGTTACTTCGACCACGGTCAAGAACGGCTGGGTGCGGCTACAAGGCCGCTACACGATTCCGAGCGGCTATGTGAAGCTTGCGATGCTCCTGCAGGTCGACAAGACAGCAGGCACTGGCAGCTCCTGCTATTGGTCTAAGCCGATCATGCGCCGCGCCGTGTCGGCCGAGCTGATTGTCGATGGCGCGATCACCGCCAACAAGATCGCCGTTAACAGCCTGGACGCCATCACGGCTAATCTCGGCTCGGTCAATATCAGCTCGGCTGTCATCGGCACGCTACAGGTTGGCACCTCCAACATTCAGGCAGGCGCATGTACCGATACCGGCGTCGGTCGCGTGGCCGGCACCCAGACCCTCGGCGGCGGCAATGGCCCGACGAACATGGTGTCATGCGGCGTAACTGTAGCTGGTGATGGTCGTGTGGTGGTGGACTGCATGGCAATCGCGCAGATCAACAAGAGCGGCAACGGTCCGCAGGGATCTCAGGCGGTTGGTCTCAACATCATCCGCGATGGTCTCGGCATCTTCTCGCAGGTCTATTACCTGCCCGTCGTCCGAACAGTCGTCAGCGGCGGTGGTAACGGCGGCACGTCCAGTGAAACCTACACCGCTGGATGGGTCGGCGTGTCTGGCTTTTACGACGCGCCCGGCGCTGGCTGGCATGTTTACACGGTGCAGCTCAACAATCCGGGCAGCACCATCGGCTGGAATGAATGCAACATCTCAGCTTCATCGTACAAGAGGTAACCATGCGACACGAAGATAGGCCTTCCGATCGGGAGGAGACCGTCAGGTTCATCATCGTTCGGCCGGACGGGCGGATAAGGCAATCTGGGGCTATTCAGCGCCAGTACCTCGAAACATTCGCGGCCGTTTATCCTGGTTGCCGAGCGATGGAAGTTTCGGCCGACCAATACCGGCTCGATATCGACGCGCATTTCTATGTGCTTGATGGCGTCGTCACACCCAAGGGCACCGTCCTTGATGTCACGGATTTCACCATCAGGGCGGATGGCGTTGACAAGGTGTCCTTTGCCGTTCCGGCCGGCACCTCGGTCCTTCATGCCGGCGAGATCGTCGCCATCGAGGACGATGTCTTCGAATTCATCACCGAAGTTCTCGGCGACCATCGGTTCTCCTTCCAGGCACCAGCGGCCTTCCATCATTTCGAGGTGACTATCCATGCTGTTTGACATCCCCGCCGATCCCACTCTGGAGCGCATCCAGGCGCAAACCGACATCGATCGGCAGGTGCGGTTGGCGCGCATGATGTTTGTCACGGTCATCCCCGGTCAGGACGCGGTCTATGCGCTGAAGGTCAGCGAGGCGCTCTCGATTGCGGCCGATCCGCAGCTAGGCGTGAACGTGCCCGAAGTCGATACGCCCAACATCACGGCCGAAGCTGCCGAGGATGGCGTTAGCCGCTTTGAGAAGGCCGCCGAAATTCTAACGCGCGATCAGCATTGGAAGGTCGGCTCGCAGATGATCGAGGCCCAGCGCCGATCGGCAAACGCTGCTCTCTCTGCAGCCAACACAGCTCCCGAAATACGCGCCGCCGCCGAGATCGACTGGCGGGCCGTGCGTGCTTTTGCTCAAACCTAACCCACGAAAGGACTGCCATGCATCGCATTGACAGCATGTATGAACCGATGGTCGAGGCGCTGCTTGCGGCTCGATCGGAGAACAAGACCGATCGCTGGATGGCGTCCGTCGCCTTCTGGCTCGGCCGGCAGCAGATCTACAACGTGTCGGACTTCTGGCTGGCGCTGGCCGCCAAGATCACGTCTGGACTGGATGCAGCCGACAAGGAAACAATCCTCGATCAACTGAACAACAAGGAGGCCGCTCTGGTCGCGTCGGCCGGTGATTGGCCGGAAGCGCCGGCAAGCCTGCTGGCGATCGTTGCCGGCTGGTCTCCGGAGCCGCCTCCGGTCGATCTCTACGCCTATGCTGCGTCCAAGCGCTATGCCGTTGAAACGGGTGGTATCCTGCTCAACGGCATGCGCGTCATGACCGATCGCGCCAGTCAGTCGTTGATTACCGGTGCCTACAATTACGTGCAGGCTAACCCGGAGGTCATGGTGAAGTTCAAGACGGCTGCCGGCTTTGTCGAGCTGACGGCAACACAGATGACGGCGATCGCCGATGCGGTCGGCGCGCGTGTGCAGGCAAGCTTCGCGGCTGAAGGCGAAGTAAACGCCGAAATCATTGCCGGCACGATCACCACTAAGGGCGAGATCGATGCTTTCGCCTGGCCCTCTAACGGGGCCGTTGCGCCCAACACCTGAAGAGGGATTGAATGTCTACGTACCTAAACTCACTCAAGAAACAAAACGAGTTTCTGCAAGGTGAAGTCGAGCGCTTCGCCAATGCTGTCGATCGACTGGCCGACCAACTTTCAGAAGCGCAAAGCCAACTACAGGCTCAATCCGAGCCGGTCGAGGTTGATCCATCACCGACAAACACAGTCCGTGGTCCAGAGCGGGGTGAGGGTGATTTTGATAGATCAATTGACGAGACCAATCAGGTTCCGAACGACCTTTGAAGCTGGAAAAGAATTGAGTTTGGCTGCGAAGGGCAGCTTTGCCTGATGTCTTGTCGGGAAGTGTGACATCCGGATTCTAATCTTAAATTTAGTAGCCCCGAATTTGGAATGAAGGTTATGGACCACGAGAAGTTCTTTTCGGCAGTGCGAATGTCACTTTTTGGCGGCCGGCTATCTACAAGTCAGGTCGATGGTATGGAGGCGATTCTGACGGCATGGGCAGGAGGACCTTTCGACCCCCGTTGGCTAGCTTATATGCTGGCGACGGTCTATCACGAGACGGACAAAGCCATGTGCGCCGTCTCGGAAAACTTGAACTATTCGGCGACGGGACTACGATCTACGTTTTCCAAATATTTCAATGCTGAGGAAGCCGTCACCTATTCCCGCCAGCCACGGCGAATTGCCAACCGCGCCTATGCCAATCGGATGGGAAATGGGGATGAGGCCAGCGATGACGGCTGGCGCTACCGTGGGCGCGGTCTCGTCCAGATCACCGGCAGAGATAACTATATCAAGTATGGTATCGCCGATGATCCGGACAAGGCTCTTGATTCCCACAAAGCCATCGAAATTCTTTTTGACGGCATGGTCAAAGGTCGTTTCACTGGCAGGAAGCTTGCCGATTATTTCAGTGCTACTGGTTCTGATTGGATCGGTGCGCGTCGGATCATCAATGGTACGGATCGGGCAATCGAAATTGGCGATTTTGCCAAGAAGTTCGCGGCGGCAGTTGAACGCGCTCGCCAAGCTTAGCTGAGGCTAGCTGTAATTCGATATTGGCGGCATCAACGGCGCTGATGTTCGGGACATTCGCGTCCCCTCGAGCCTGTCCCGTTTCCCAAAAGCTTGAAACTCCGGCGTCCTCGCGTGGATGAACCGTCCCTTTTATCTGAAAAGGAGAATATATGTTCAATACTAATATGTTTCACAATATTCTTAATGTCTTGATTGCACTATCCGCGTCCATGATTGCCGTTCTTCTGGCGACGGGCTGCACCCAACTCGTCGATGGTACGTTGGAGTGTTCGCAATCCTTCGTCAGCCCGGGTTTTGCTGCTGCCGCCGTCGCGGCTTTGAGTACGCTCAAAATCGTCATCAACATCATGCGTGACGGCGTTGCGGGTTTAATAAAGCCGCAACCACCCGTCGATAGATGAAGCCATTTTTAACAGCATGCCCCGCTAAAATAGGCGGGGCATTTCGACTCCCCCAAATTCAATCGAGAAAAGCGATGACGTTACACGAATTTCTGGATGCTCTGGGCATCAAAGTCGGAGTTGTCATCGCCGGCCTCTCAGGCGGTATCTTGCGCGGTCTGTCCAGACGTCAATATACAGCACGAGAGATCGTTGCATCGCCAATCTGCGGCGCGCTTGCAGCAACCTATTTGACGGAGCCGGCTCTCTTTTATCTGCGCGCTATCAACTGGCCCCTGCCAGGGGAAGAGGTTGCAGCCATGAATGCCACGGCTTTCGTCGTTGGCGTATGTGCGATGTGGATCGCGGATCTGGTTTTTGATGCCATTTCCAGATGGGTCAAAGGCGGCCATGAAATGCGGTAG